TCCCAGAGCTTTGAGCCTGGTCTGCACCCAGCGCACCAGCTCGCCCCTGTCGCCCTGCTCGATAGTGTAGGACTTGACTGCTGCAAGGGTCTTGGGACCGATGATATTATCCACAGCCAGTTTGTGTCCCTTGGCGTTGAGCACGGTCTGTAGCTCAGAGATGTGGCCGCTGCGCTTGATTCCGTAGTAGCGGTAGTAGTCCGTCGTCACACTGCCGGACGTACCGCCGGGGACGGTCTCGTCGCCCCACCAGCGGCGAGGCCCGATGTCCAGGTGGATTGCCTGACTGTCTATCTTACCGATGCCGGAAAAGCCTAGGTCCTGGGCTTTGCAGGCGACGATCTCCGGGCGGATCACAGCCCCGTCCTGGTCGTAGAAAATGTAGTCTCCGGCCAAACCACGAGTGTGCATACCGTACCCGGTGCCGCCGACGTACTTGTCCCAGTATGCGCACCTGTAGCCACTAGGAACGATAGCCTTTACAGCGCCGATCGCAGCCATGAGCAGCTGGACTTTTTCCGGGAGAGCCGTGTCAAGGATCGTGTCGTGGCACTGTCCGCAGTGGCAGCGGTACTCTCTCACCAAGAAATTCGCTGTCAGGCGGTCTTTTGCGGTGCAGGCAAACGTTTTGATACTCATTTTTTATCCTCCTCTTCAACAACTTTCAGGAATTTCAGCAGTTGCTTAGCCCACTTGGCACCGGGGTTGATCTCCACATAGTTTTCCAATATAGAAACGATCTCCATGAGAGTAATATAGCCGCATACTGCCAGTGCTGCCAGCACACCGACGACAGTGGTGAGCGTCTCCAGTTCATCATTGGCATAGTAATGGCCTAGCTTGTGTATGCCTATCTCCAGCCCACAGGCAGTCACCATTATTATCAGCTCACAGAGCTTGTTAACTCCGCCCTGGCGCATTTTCTGGCTATTGATATTCCGCTGGACATAGCCCTTTAAGAAGCCGAAAACAAAATCGACTAAGGCCAGCCCCAGCACAATAGTGATCATGATTATATACTGCATAGACGTCTCCTCCTATGATTGCGGCTTGGCGGTCACAAGATGCCACGGTCTCCAAGTCCCCCCCGTATCAGCAGAAAAGCGATAGCGCAGCTCGCATGAGGTGCTTGACGTATTCGAGAAAAGCACCTGTACAATGTACGAGGTGAATGTGAACGTCAGAATAATTCCATACGCACCCGAAACGGGATTGCCTATCGCTGAAGCTGTGTATCTGTAGTATATAGTTTCGTGGATGTCGTCAAAGCCGAAGCCAGAGTCAGAGTTCATTGTTGCCGTTCCTCTCCTCAGCATCATAGGAAACGCTGCATTGATCAGCGCTAGAGCCTCTTTTTCTGCCGCTGTAAAGTCCTCGGTTGACAGTCCTTTGCCTTCCTCTGCGCCCTGCTTGCCGGTGGCGAGGCCATGCAGAGCGGTGTCGATGATGTCAGCGTTTGCGTTAAGGACGGATATATCGACCGGATCCGTTCCGGCGGGCTTGGTGAGCCCATAATTAGGTGTTGTTGTTGCCATACTTGGCGACCTCCTCCCATGTGTATTGATGCAGCTCGCCCCAGGTGTAGGCGCTGGCGTCGTACCAGCTGCGGATCGTCCTGAGCCGCATATCCCGGAGAGCTGCTGCGGTTGCTTGTGCTTGCTTGTCCTCCTGAGTCCGGCCGCTGCTAATGGTCGAGCCCATAAAGGCCGGACGTATGAGCGAGGATTTTGTCGAGCCCAGCGTCATGCTGAGGATCTCGCCGGTCACTCGGTCATAGTCCACGGATGTGATCTGTAGCTCGGTCTCAAGGTCCAGCTCCGGGCAGTATATCGTGCCTCGGTCGCCGTATCGGTAGTCTTGCAAGCCCTTAAAGTCCTTATACTTAGGATCATTGGAGAGAGCTGCGATCCGCACGGTGACAGTCACCTTTGGGACTGATACCTGCGCCCAGAGCGCCTCCTTGTCTCGGTTGAGGCGCTCCATGTTGGCCTCCCAGCCCAGGTCGTCGGCGTAGGTCATCATGATGCACTTCCGGCGGGCATGATGTACCGCCCACCTGCTGGACGGCGTATAGGACGAGATCGAGTAGCAGCCGAAATTGTCCTCTACTCTCAGCCAGGTGACAAGCTCGGTGTAGTCGACCTCGTACTGGATCTCGGTCATGTCCAGGGTATAACGGAGATAGAATGCTCCGTCCTGGGCGTACTGCATACGGCGGCAGACGGAAAAATAGAAATTGTCCCGGAAGAGCTCACCGCCGGTGACGTTGACCAAGCAGTTGTCGATGCCGACCACTGCCGCCCAATAGGACGTGTTGGTCAGGTCAATCTCGCCGATGGGCTCGGTGTAGTCGGTGTAGCTATCAAAGATGTACTGCGGATAGTAGCCCTCGCCCGTGTCGTCGTTGTACTGGCCGCTGGCTACCTTGATATACTCCAGGTATTCCGTGGGAGTTCCGCCGGTCCACTGACCGTGGCCCTCAGCGATCAGGTTCCCGGCGATGTCGCCGGAGATGTGCCGGGCGTGGACGTATATCAGTTCGCCGGACTCGGAGAGCTCCGGGCGCTGAATGTCAATCCGAAAGATCTGGCCGTCTACTTTCAGGCAGTTTTCCACGAGGAGGGTTTTCCACTTGTCCCACTCGTCCAGGGGATGCGTCAGTTCCACGTCCCACCTGTCCTCGCCGTGGTGCTCTATGCAGCTCACGGGATCCAGGAGCGCCAGGCCGTTGCCGTCGAAGCCGGTCTGCGGCGTGCTGATGTCGTAGCTGCGGATCACGTTCTCACGCTCGAGCGCCCAGAGGTCTATACTGATCCCCGTCATTCCGGGAAGGAAGTCGTTGAAAGGCAGCCCGTTGTTAATCTGGGGGTCAATCCTCCATGTGTAGTATGGGAAAGGCGGCATCATCGGGCTTTCGGGCAGTTCCGGAAGTGCTGAGTGTGTCAGCTCTCCGTATTCGTTGATATACCAGGCATTATCGACAATTGCTTCAAGTGTTACGCTTGCCACATTTGCCGGAGAAATAGCCGTATTGTCTGAATTGCGAATGACCGCCCTGACGTACTGAATGCCGCTATACTGCGACAAATCAAAGGTGTATGGGCTGTCATACCAGTACAAGTCGCAGATAGGCGTGATTGTGCTGCTATCAGCATACCCAAGAAAATCAACTTGTAAGGTCTTGCCAGTGTTGGATATGGCTGTAATTGTTGCGCTTGTAGGCAGATCTATTGCAATTCGGCCTCTGGTGCGCACCGCTGTGTTGGAGCTTACATCTCCTCGGCTACTTATGCTACCCTGCTCGATGATTGAGGTCAGGTCATAAGTGATACTATACGGCATTAACAATCACTCCAATCGGGAAGCCAATGCTCTGCAAGTATGCCGAGTCAGTCATTTGCTCAGGGGTGACGGCTGTAAAATTTCCGGAAGCTATTGTTGCTCTGCTGGAGTTGACCAGCGTCTGCACAGCGCTGCTGCTTGACAGCGTACCTGACGCATCGATCTCTGTGCGCTGTATTGAGACAAATGTGGCGCTGTTGAGCTCGCCTGTTATAAGGCTATCGAATACTGATACGCCGTGGCGGTAAGCAGAGCCGTCAAAATCACCAACATAATGCAGATTGGTGTACCTAAGCACTAGCGTAGAGCCTGCATAGTACGCTCCGCAGATGCCAGAGCCGTTATTCGAGATAATATCGATCATACTGCCCAGCTCTTTTTCTCCGGGGTATTCCGGCTCGTCAGCTGTAAATACTATCATTCCACTGTCACTGTAAAATACGCTGGAATTGGCAGCGTTAAAAATCCCCGTGACACTGCATTTTTTGAGCGTTGCTGTTGCTCCGCCGGACACACGCATTACATACGCTTTCCCGTCAAAATCAAGTATATTAAGCCTTTTTACTGTGCAATTTTTGTAAAACTGTAGCAAATCAGATGTTATGTTCGCCGCCTTGATCACAGCACCGTTTCCGTTTATTGCAGCGCAGTTGATGCTGACCGTTCCTGCGCCCAGAGGCGCTATTTCGTTCATATCCCATACCGTCTCCGGGACGACCTCGACATAAGCGCCGGTCGTACCGACGGCCGCCACAAAGTCCGGCCAAGTATCGACGATGTAGGGGTCCGCCTGTGTGCCTGTGCCTGTCATTATAGCCACCTCTCTCTCTCGTTTATTGTGACGGAGCCCGTCACGCTGCCGCTGTACTTGATGTAGTTGTCGCCCATATGCAGCAGCGGATAGCTGCCTTTGGTGCGGTAGTTGACGGAGACCTTGTCCTCACCGTCCATGTAGTAGGTCACCTCGGCGTCACTGTCGATGATCAGCTCCTTGCTGGTCAGCTCCGCCGGGATCGTCAGCGTAAATGCTGAGCCGTTGGTGTCGATGACTATCTCACCGGCTGCCGACGGAGTCAGGCGGATCTCCGGCGCTGAGTAGACTGTCCCGGAGTTGGTGATCGCCGTGTATGATGTGCCGACCGTTGCCACCGTGGGCTCAGCGGCATACGCAAAGGGCATGAGGGTCACGCTTGCAGCATAGACCGCCGTCTGTAGCGCTACCGCCTCCGGGATCAGCGGCCTGATGTATGCCGTCAGGATCTCGTCCGGCGCCGAGCTGAGCACCAGCTGGCCGTGGCCACTGAGTGCCTGGTATACTTTGCGGACCCGCTCCGGAGTCGCATCAAAGAGCGCCGCCTCAATCGTCATCTGCTCGTTGGCGTAGCTCTTGCTGACCTGCATCAGCTTCCGGGGAGCTCCGGGGCGTGTGATCTCGTTGATCTCAGCGCCCCAGGTCGGACGGATCAGCGGCCTGGTGATGATCAGGTCGTCGCTGCTGTTGTACCCGTTGTATATGATATAGCCCATGCTCACACTCCTCTCGCATTGTCCATGATCCGCTCAGCCGTGGACATATCCTCGGCCAGCTTGTAGACGTCATAGCTGTCTTTGATAGTGGCCGAAATGTAGTTGTTGTAGATCTTTGTAGAGCCGCCTGCTCCGCCCGGAGAGGTCTGCACCGGCGTATTCTGGGCGTTTCGGGTCAGTGGAGTGATCCGGACGCCGCCGTTCATTACCTCTAACAATTCCGGGCCAGCTTCGGCGATGATGCCGCTCTGACCTATGCCGA